CGCCACACCTCAACGATTGTTATGTGTTCAATCAAATAATCGAGGACGCTGGATTCACTACGGATTCGCCCGAGCTTCAAACGATTTTAGAGGGCTATTACATTCCATGGATAAATAGCCGATTCATTCAATACGAGGAACCGCAGCAACAGTATCTATTCAGCGCGGGACGAACTACGGACATAGCGGTTACTGGTGTTCAACACCGCGTTTCGGGAATGTCGGAGTTTTACGATTACAACAACAATTTCACGCCTGGCGCGAGTTCGGTTTATACGGCGCCCGTTTCGGCTTATTACAAGTTTAGGAGCTTTTGTACAATCGAGTCGGGCTTGGGGCCAGCTGGCCCTTTGCATATTCAATTAAGAGCTGGAGGCCCAACTATTGATACTTCGACGGCATTATTCACTTTTACGCAATGGTGGGGCCCTGGCATTCCAGTTGCAAACATGATTCATATCAACGAGCCCGTATTTATCGAAGCGGGAACCACGGTTTTTTTATGGGTAATAAATTATGGGCCTAACATTTCGGCCACAATCAAAGGCGATGCGAATAACAACCCAACGCTCGGAACGGGTTTCGAGTTAGTGGAAATAAGCCAGTCAGTTTACGGGCAAACAATCAACTATTCAGCGAACGCGCCCGACATTAAACAAAGCGACTTTATCAAGGACGTTTTGAAGATGCACAATTGCGCGATTGTTCCAGACGCGGCGATTCCGAATAAGGTTAAGGTTGTTCCAATGGACGTTTATCTCGAAAGCGGGACAACCGAGGACTGGACTAGCAAGCTCGATATTTCAAAGGACATAGTTATCGGAGATACAACGCCCTACCAAAGCCGAAACATTACGTTCACCTATAAAGAGGGCGGCGACGTAGTTAACAAGGTCTATAAAGACAATGGCCGAATTTACGGCAACTACCAAATTGAGGGCTACACTACGGCAGCGGGACAAACGCCAAACGAGTTCGCGAATGGGGATTTGAAAATTGAACTAACAGCCCAACCGACGCCATGTAATTACATAATTGGAACGGACATAATCATTCCCCAATTCATCAACGACAAACTGGAGTTCGTTGTCCCAGGATTGCGTTTCTTGTTTAACGCGGGCACGGCTTCGATTCGCCTTTATGACGACGGCGCGAGCTCAATCGTTGACACGAACGTTCCTTTGTGCAATCATTACAGCGACACAAACCCAACCGTTGCGGATTACGATTTGAACTTTGCGCCCGAGAGCCCGTTCCATACAATAACCGCGAACCCCTATAAAAACCTATTTAACGAATACTGGAGAAACTACTTAAACGGGATTTATTCGGAGCAAGCCCGCGTCATGGAGGCCTATTTCGCGCTCGATTTAACCGATATTCTAACGTTCTCGTTCGCGAATACTTATTATATTAAGGATTCATACTGGCGCGTGCTCGAAATTAACGACTACAAAATCGGCGAAATCGAATCGACGAAAGTAACGCTCTTAAAAATTGTTTATCCGAAACCCGACTGCGAGCTCGTTCCCGACGTAAACAGCCAGGGCCAAGTTGACTGGCTAGATCAACAAGGCAATCCCGCCGAACCGACGCAAAGTTGTTGCACACGTTACGGCTATTTTTGGAGCGAAACGCTCGGCCTTTGTTTGTCGCTCGATGGGGGAACCACTACGGACACGAACGGCGGCGGCGGGCCCTCGGCCATGACGGCCATAGGTTCAAACGTCAACACGAAATCACTAAACGCGGTTGTCGGTTCTAACATAAGTCAGGACGGTTATTTCGGCGCGTTTGCTGGCTCGAATCTTCAAGTCGAAGATGGCGTTTCGTATTCTACGGCGTTCGGTTCGGATATAACCCTTAAAACCGCCGCGGTTCAAACGCACGGATTCGGACGAAACGCAATCGTAAAAACGGGTGGGTTACACGTCGGCGCGGGTTCATTAAATAACTCAATCGGAGCGACGTTAGGCCAGTCGCAGTTTGGCGTTTTCGGGTTAGGCGGAAAGGACAGCTACATAACAAGCGGCGACAATATCGAATTGCTAGTCGATAATTTGCCGAGCAACCGAATAAACCTCGAAGATTTAACGGGTTGGGCTTGCCAGTTAGTAGTGAATATCGCGAACGATACATTCACCCGCTACGGCTACGCAATTTTTAGCTTTTACATTTTCAAAAACGGAACCGCTGGAGCTTCGGCTGTGAATACAATTTATGCAACCAATAATTTTGTAACGTTCACGCTTGGATTGACGATTGACACGGCAACGAATACAGCCGAGCACCGCCTAAAAGTTACCGCAACGGGAACTGGATTCCCGCATAACAACGTTCGTTTAGTCGGACAACTTAACTATACTCAATTTAGACCATGACGAACCCTATTCAACTCACTTTAGAGCTATTAAAAGCGGGCGTTAAAACAAAACAAAAAAGCTATTTGTTACGCGGCTGGCGTAAATGGCTAAACTTTTCCGTTATTATTTTATTCCACGGCTCAACTTGGAGCTTGATTATTTACGGAATCTATAAACTATTTAGCTAATGGCTGAAACTAGCGCAGTAATAAAGTTAAGCGCCACGGACGACGGCGCAACCTCGACGATTGAAAAGGTAGGCGGCGCGGCAACTAACTCGGCGGGTTCAACGGCAAACCTAAAAAAGGAACTTCGCGAACTCCAACAGCAACTCGCAACGCTTGACCCAAACTCGAAAGCGTTCCAAGATTTGTCCGTTCGTGCGGGTGAGGTTAAAGATAGGATAAACGATGCAAGCGAGGCGGTTCGGGCTAACGCGGGAAATGCATTCGAGGGCTTAAGCAATAACGCGAGTTTACTCGGCGACCGCCTTTTAAGTTTGGATTTTGAAGGTGTATCGAGCGCGGCGAAAGGCCTCGGATCTAACATAGGGCGTTTAGATTTTAAGGGGTTAAGTACAGGTATTCAACAAGCGGGTGGCGCTGTTTTGAATCTTGGGAAATCGCTTTTGTTCAACCCATTGTTTTTGATTCCAGCGTTAGTTATTGGCTTAATTGCGGGTCTTTACAAATTAAAAGATTCGATTCCGTTAGTTGGTGCTGCATTCGAGGCGGTTGGGAACGTAATAAGCGCGGTTACAGATGGTATAAAAGATTTTACCGACTGGATAGGGTTAACTGATTTCGCCGCAACTGAACAACTCGAAAATGCCGTAGGTCAACGCGATGGGTTATTAAGTGACTTAGATCGTCAGGAGAAACGCGCAAAGGCTGAGGCGCGTAAAAACGGGCGCGATATTGTAGCGGTTGAGCGCGAATACGCGGAAAAACGAAAGCAAATCTATAACTCGGTTATTTCAGCCGCCGAAGCCAAGATAGCACGAGGCGCTCAATTAAACGAGCAAGAGTTAAAGGATCTCCAGGATGCAAAGAATGGAATTTATGATATTGAAACAGCCGAAATAAACAGAGCGGCTGACCAACAAGAGAAAGCCCAAGAGGACGCCGAAAAAGCAGCCGAGGACGCAGCGCGCAAAGCCGAACAAAGAGCAGCCGAAGCCCAACGCAAACGCGAACAAGCGGCGCAAAAAGCCGAGCAAGCAAGACAGCAACAGCTAGAAAAGGAAAAACAGATAAACGATTTCCTCGAAAAAGCAAACGAGGAACGAGTTAAGGCGAATTTAGACGCTCAGGAAAAGGAACTTTTAGAACTTGAAAAGACATTCAACGACAAACTTGAAGTCGTTAAAAACAACGCCGAACTAACGAACAAGCTCAACGCCGAATACGAGCTACAATGGCAAGCAATCCAGGATAAATACGACCAACTAGAGCTCGACAAAGAAAAGGAAAAACAAGCGGCTCTATTAAAAATACAAAAGGACGCGGCAGCGGAGAAACAAGCCGAGCTCGATGCATACGAAGAGGAGAATTTTCTAGCTGGCGAAACCGCTCGAAGCCGTGAATTGATAGCGGTTCGTGATTCTTATTTTACTAAAATAACCGAGCTTGAAAACAATGGCTTAGATGCGTCAAATTTACGAGAGGAGCAGCGCTTAAAAGAGCAAGAGATAAACGATAAATACGACGCCGAAGATTTAGCCAAAATAACAGCGCTCAACGAAGCTAAGATAGCGGCTCAACGTGCGCTTGAAGATGCTAAACTAGCCATCGCCTCGGGTGCGATTGATTTAGCCAAAGCGTTAGCGGGCAAAAACGAAAAAGCGGCGAACGCGATATTCTTAGTTGAAAAAGCCTTAGCGATTGCTCAGGTTGTAATAAGTACGCAACGCGAAATAGCGGGTTATTATTCAAACCCGACATGGAGTTTATTACCTGATGGCGGTTTAGCTATTAAAACTTCAATGGCTGCAGCAGCAAAAATTCGCGCGGGTTTGTCGATTGCTTCGATTGTAGCGACAAGTATTTCTAAATTCAAAGGCGGCGGCGGTTCGGCTGCGTCCGCTGGAGGCGGCGGAGGTGGTGGTAGTATGGGCGGCGGTTTAACAATGGTCAGCGCTGCGGGTGGCGGCGGTGGCGGTGGTGTTGCCCAGTTCAACCCATTGAACACAAACTTCGTAAACAATAGACCAAACCAAGTTTCGCAAACCTACGTTTTGGCGGGTGACGTTGCTAACGCCCAGGAGGCACGAAACCGAGTTCAGGACTTAGCCCGACTATAAAACAAAAAGCCCCACAAATGCAGAGCTTTTTTACCATAACCTTTTGATTAACAAAAACCTCAATATGAAGCGTTCCACGTTTGGAATTGCTGCACCAAATATAAAATAAAAATGGAACCAACAAAGAAAATTGTTAAATGCGTGATTGATGAAGAGGGCCGCTTAGGAATTACCGCCATAGGTTTAGTAAGCGCTCCAGCCATCGAAGAAAATTGGATAGCATTAAACGCGGTAAATGAAGTCAAACTCGCCGAGGTAAACAACGAGCGGAAAATGCTTTACGGCGCGGCGTTGATTCCAAATAAAGAGATCCTGAGAATTGACGCAAATATGAACGAATACTATATCGTTTTCGACGAGGACACGATTTACAAATGCGCGCATCTATTCCTAAAAAAGAACTTGCAACACAGCCACACAATCGAGCACGAGTTCGCAATAACTGGGTGCACGGTTGTCGAATCGTGGATAGTTGAAGATTCCAACTCAGATAAATCAACGGCTATGGGTTTTTCGCTGCCAAAAGGAACTTGGATGCTTGGCGTTAAAGTTGACGACGAGCAAGTATGGAGCGACGTTAAAGCGGGAACGATTAAAGGTTTTTCGATTGAGGGTATGTTCAATGAGGTCGAAGTAAAAATGGCCTCTAATGTTGAAACTCTTTTCCTCAAAGAGCTGGAAGCGTTGCTAAATTCGCAGTTCTAGTTGTTTTTTGTGTGAATATATTTTGATTGTTGTTTGCAAAGGGCGCCTAACGAGGCGCTTTTTGTTTTTATGAAAATTCATATTTCGCCGTTTTGGGAAAAAGTTTTCATTAAAATGAACAACCCACTTCGCGACTCAATCAAGTCGCTTTTACAAAAATTCAACGTTGACCCGAAAAGCGTAGGCATGGCCGAAGACATTAAGCTCGAAGCCGAAGCGAAACTCGCTGACGGTTCTAGCGTATTCACCTCGGCCGAATCTTTTGCCGTTGGTGCTGATTGTTACGTTAAAGACGCTGACGGAAACGCCACGCCTTGCGCCCCTGGGGAGTACCCAATGGAGGACGGTTCTATTTTAGTTATTGATGAGAATGCCATGATCGTTGAGATCAAAGAAATGGAACTCGAGCCAAGCGAACAAGAGATGAGCAGCTCGGACATTCTCGCAATTATTGATTCTATGGGTGAGCGCATTTCAGCGCTTGAATCTAAGAACAACGAGTTAACCGCCGAACTTTCGGAGGCACAAACTAAGTTGAGCGAAGCTAACGACCAGCTATTGAAAAACAAAGTTGAGTTGAGCTCACTTCGCAAAGCACCCGCAACAACAAGCGTTAAAGAAAAGTCAGTTAAATTCTCGGTTGCTCCCGAATCTACGGAGGAGGTTAAGCCGTTCGAGCTTATGACTTACCAAGAGCGCGTTTTATCTAATCTCAAAAATTTTAAAAAAACTAAATAAAAATGGCTACAAGTTTAACAGTTAGTAGCACTTTCTCAGGAAGAGAGGCAGGTGCTTACATTAAATCGGCGTTCTACGCTAACGAAACATTAAAGTACATCACAGTAAAAGAGAACATCGATTACAAACAAGTTGTTCGAAAACTCGTTGACACAATCACGTTCGCGGATGATACTTGCGATTTCACCCCAACGGGAACGGTTACTTTGACCGAGCGCGTTCTTACTTTGGAAAAATTCCAAGTACATCGCCAAATTTGTAAAAACGATTTCCTTGCTGACTGGCAAGCAATCGAAGAGCAAAACGATAACTTGAACGCTTCTTTGAGCGAGGCAATGATCGCGAATATGTTGGGCGGTATCGCTCAGCGTAACGAAACTTTGATTTGGCAAGGTGTAGCGGCTAACGCTGGCGAGTACGGTGGATTCGTTGAAATCTTGGGCGCTGATGCAACCGTTAACGTTGTATCAACTCCAGTTGCTATTGACTCAACTAACGTTATCGCGAAAATCGGTTTGCTCGTTGCAGCAGCTCCAACTGCAGTTAAGGCAGCAGCTGAAAAGCCAGTTATCTACATTTCTCAAAACATTTGGGAGGCGTTTATGATTGCTAGTGCAGCGGCTGGAAACGGTTGGTACACTTACGGCGGCCCTGATATGCCAAAGAGTTATTTGGGTTACCAATTAGCGGTTTGCCCAGGTATGCCAGCTAACCACATGGTTATGGCTCAACCATCAAACTTGTGGTTTGGTACTAACGTCCTTTCACAATGGAACGAAATTAAGTTTTTGGACATGTCCGATTTGGACGGTTCCGATAACGTTCGTTTCAAGGCTCGTTTCTTTGCGGGTGTTCAGTACGGATTCGGAAACGAAATCGCTGCTTACGGATCAGGATTCTAAAAATTAAACAAGGGGGTGTAAAAGCCCCCTTAATAACATAACTTACTAATAATCAACGACTTATGCCTTGTAACCTGACGAAAGGATTTTTATTAGATTGTAACGAGGGAGTTGGCGGGGTTAAAGAAATCTTTATAGCTAACTGGGGAGCGTTCGAGAGCGGTGTAACTACTGACGTAGCGACTGGCTTAATCGACGGCTTACCAACGGCTACTGTTTTCCGCTACCAGCCAAACCGCAACACGGGCGCGGTTACAATCACACCAACTCCAAATTTGGAGAATGGAACGCTTTACTACGTGCAAGCCGTAGAACTTACGCTCGGAAAATTGGCAAACGATAAGAAAAAAGAACTTGAGCTTTTGTCTAAGGCGAAAGTTGCAGTTTTCGTTCGTTTATACGACGATCAAATCATGATGGTCGGCCGCACGGATGGCGCGTTCTTAACCGCTGGAACTTACCAATCAGGTAAGGCGAAAGGCGACTTGAACGGCTACACTTTGACGTTGACCGCCGAAGAGCCAGACCAACCGTTTTTCCTCGAGGCTTACACTTCGACTCCGTTCGACAACTTCGGTTCAATCACAGTTGATCCAGCGTACTAATTAGAAACTAACCTAACTTAAAAGGGCGGGCAATGCGCTCGCCTTTTTTTTAATATGGTATATCTAAACACTAACACCGCCAATCAAACCCTTCGTTTAACACTAGACGAGGCAAGGCAGTATTTCAGCACGGCGTTTACTCACTATTTGCTCATTTTAACGCACGAGGAAAACTCAACAGCGGGAAATGAACTCGCCCAAGTTGCGGTTATTGTTAATGAATCGCAGCGCATCACAACGTTGACGGTAACGACGGTTGGGTTAACTTTACCGGGGACTTATCGTTACGACGTTTATGGCCAAAATTCCGCGGTTAACACCGACCCGAATGATGCGGCGGTTGTTGGATTGTGCGAACGAGGGCTAGCGCAGTTAACCGATGGGGCAACTTATTACGACGTACCTACAATCACAATAAGCGACGATATCATATACAATGGATAAACCAATCGTAAACCTCGCATTGAGCGAATACCAACCCGTTAGTGCTGCCGAACGTACCGATCGCGGCGGGTGGGTTAGTTATGGCCGTGATAACTTATTTCCGCAATACTTAAACGAGCTCGCCGAAACCTCACCCGTTCATGGTTCGCTGACGATTTCCATTTCGGATATGATCGCGGGAAAAGGTTTAACCTCGAACGCTCAGGAACGCGTTGATGCGCTCGACTTATATTCGGCTTATTACGCGGCGAGTTATGACTACAAAAAATACGGCGGTTTTTACTTGGAGGTTATCTATACAAACGACCGTCAAAACATAGCCAAGATAAAATACCTCCCTTTTCAGGAATGCCGACTAGCGGTTGAGGGCGAAGACGAAACGGTTATCGGTATTTATCATTCCGAGGACTGGGCGAATATCCGCAAAAAGAAAAACAAGCCGACGTTTATACCGAAATTTCACCCAGCAAGCGCGGTTACTGAACCGAAGCAAGTTTATTATTGTTACAATTACACGAGCGGACAATTTTACCCACGCCCCGATTATTGGAGCGCGGTTAACTACATCG